ATTCTTGTACTCCTCCCCAACTTTTAATACAAAAAATATATTTTGGCCGTATAGATCTGTCGCTGGTCAGGAGTACAAGAATATTGAGTGGATCATCTATGATGACGGTTCCGATAGCGAAGACACTATCAACTCAATCAAGCAGATTGCTTCTGTAGACCCTAGGATAAAAGTATTTTTTGCTGAGCACTCCGGATCAATCGGAGAGGTTAAGCACAATGCCTTTATGCTTGCTGAAGGGGAGATTCTTGTAGAACTTGATCATGATGACGAACTTACTCCTTGGTGTGTTTCTTCAATTGTTGAGGCTTTCACCAAATTCCCCGACGCCGGCTTCGCCTACACAGACTGCGCCGAAGTGATTGGCGATGAACACGAAAATGCATCATACCCTGATGGCTGGGGATTTGGATACGGCAGTTATCGCTCCGAGTTTTGGCGTGGACGGGATTATCTAGTGTCTAACTATCCAGATATTAACTCCAAGACTATCCGGCATATCGTAGGTGTACCTAATCATGCTAGGGCGTGGAATGCAGCCTTCTACAAGTTAATTGGCGGACACAATAAGAGCCTCTTTGTCGCTGATGATTATGAGCTTTTGGTTAGAACTTGGCTTTCAACTCCTATGGTTCATATTCGTCGCTTCGGGTATATTCAGTATCATCATGAGAACAATACTCAAAAGAAGCGCAATGCTGAAATACAAAATCTTGTTGCTTTGATTCACAGATCATATGAAGATAAAATTCATCAAACATTTTTAGATTTTGAAATTGACGATTTTATATGGCAAGATGGCGTGCTGAATTGGGGTATTGAGAATCCCGAACAAACTCCCATCACTAACTATGTAATGGATTAAAATTATGAAATTTGTAAAAGGTAACGCTAATAAGGGCTACTCAGTTGGCCACGATAGAAAAATGCGGGCGCATAATCCCCGATTAGTTATTCCAGAGTCTGAGGTAGTTACTAGACAGATGACTGAGCAAGACTGGATTCGTTTCTACGAAAATAAACGTAAGACTAAATAAATTAGTAAGATACTATTATGAGACACATTAAAGGTAGTACGGGAAAAAAGACATATTGGGTTAGCGGAGGAAAAGCTATCCATAAGCCTCGCCTTCGGGTTGCTCCGTCTAAAGCGTCTACTAGAAAGATGACTGAAGAAGACTGGATTCGCTTTTACGAGAATAAGCGTAAGAGGAAGAAGTAATTTAGCGGGCGTGGTGGAAATGGTATACACAGGAGGCTTAAAACTTCCCGCCTTTTGGATTGTGGGTTCGAATCCCACCGCCCGCACTTTTCAAAGGAGAAAGCAATGGATATTGTTCAGCAACTAAGAGATCGTGCTTGTCCCTCTGGGCTTCCACACACAGGAGATAATCCTGAGGAAGATCATGGTCATACTGATTGTTGGCTTCATCATCAAGCAGCAGATGAGATTGAGCGCCTGCGCTCCGAGCTTGGCCAGCGTGGTTGTTGTGAGTGGGATTGTCCTAAATGTGGTGCTCACATTTACAGTAAAGTGTTGGATCGATAAAGTATTTTGTCCTTGTAGCTCAGCGGATTAGAGCGGATGGTTTCTACCCATTAGGTCGGGAGTTCGAATCTCTCCAAGGACGCCTGAAAATATCAAATATGATATAATCATTTATGGCTGGAATTATTGTAGATATTGATGGAACATTACTCAGTGGCAATAATGGCATTGATAAGACTATTGCTTGGGTTAATGAGAAGTCAAAGAGCTATACTATCTATCTGGTGACTGGTAGACCAGAAGAAGATAGAGCCAAAACGACAAGAGCTCTCAAGTCAAATGGCGTCAAATATAATAGGCTCTATATGAATGATAAATATAAAGATCATGAGTATACTATGGAGCATAAGAGAAATAAAGCAACAGAGTTATTGAAAGATGACAATATCATATTGGCTGTAGATAATGATCCTGATGCTAGAGCAGTATACTCAAGACTTGGTATCCCAACCAAGAATCCATCAAGCTTGCCGAAGACTGTTGCCAAAATTGAAGGACTATGGCAGGGTTTATTTTAATCTGATATACTCCAAAAATGGAACATCCAATCTGCACTATGATGTGTGAGGACTGTGGAAAATTTGCCATTATGCATGAAAATGGTCTGACTATTTTCTTGATTAATAAAGAGTTTTTTGCTATGTCAAGATGCTTGTTCTGCAATAGAGCTGTTAGAGATAGTATTTCGAAAGAAGTATGTATCTCTCTTTTCTGGGAAAATGTTAAAATATTTAACTTCAACACAGGTGAGCAAATTTTGGACGAAAAGATTTTGGAGAGTATATGAAGCAAGTAGGTTGGTTTAGTCCCCCCGGCATTGGCGACAAAATGGGCTACGGCTACGCAGCAGTTATGTTAATCAAAGCCCTTCAGGAGCATGATGTTAAAGTTGCTTATGATAATCGCGAGTCTAAGTGTCATATATCGTTTATTCAGCCAGAATTTTATAGCGGAAACTTAGATCAATATAGAGTTGGGTATACTCCTTGGGAGTCATCAGTCGTACCAGATAGCTGGAGAGAAACGATGCCTCAGATGCAGGAAATCTGGACTCCATCTCAATATTGTGTAGATATCTTCGAGGAAAATAATCTTAATAAAATTATTCGCAAAGTTCCTCACGGCATTGATCCTGAATTGTGGAAGATTGAAAATAGATACTTAACTGATAAGTTCATCTTCTTTCATGTCGGAGGTCCAACAGCAAGAAAAGGTGGCCAGAGAGTAGTAGATGCATTTCTAGATTTATTTGATGGCAATGACGATGTAATGTTGATTTTGAAATCAAATGAAGACACAGAATGTCGATTCTATGAAAATGGCGTTGACTTTAAGAGCGCAGCAGCTCATCCCCAGATCGTGTCGATTAACTACCAAGTTGCTGTAGAAGATTTAGTTCGTCTGTACAACAGATCTCACTGCCTAGTGTATCCTACTAACGGAGAGGGCTTTGGGTTGATTCCTTTTCAGGGGATAGCAACGGGCCTTCCGACTATTGTAACAAATGCGACGGCCTGCGCAGACTTTGCCGAATTGTCTGTCCCTCTTGATTCAAAGCCATCCAAGGGAGTCGGCATTCACCTTGGAGATTGGGTTGAGCCTGATGCAGATGATCTTCGGGATAAGATGAGATATGTTTACGACAATTATAACGAAGTCAAAGAGAAAACTTTGGAGTCAGCGAGACTTATCCACAACACTCAAACGTGGTATCACGTCGCTGCTCAGGTTATCGACATTTTGGGTGAAAAAATCACGCAAATGGCATGATTTTTCGGTAACAACCGATGCTTTGGATGGTATGATCTATATGGGCCCGAAGGACTTACTTCGGGCCGAAGAACTACAGGGGCTAGCGCTTTTACAATGAACCGCAGCCCTAACTTTAGGAGGAATTATGAGTGGTAAGGAATTTTTGAGCTTCAAGTTGTCCGATGATTTTATCTCCGGATATGAGAAGAGAGAGGTTCCTTGGGGATTTCCTATTGGAGCTGGAAATTTTCTTGGGGAGTTAACTTATTTAACTAAGTACTCTCGTAGGAAGAGCGACGGTTCTAAGGAAAAGTGGTTTGAGACTTGCCGACGTGTGATCGAAGGAACATTCACGATCCAGAAGGATTGGTGTAAGGAAAGTCGCCTTCCTTGGAATGAGAGGAAGGCGCAGAAGACTGCTCAGGATGCTTATGAGCGCCTGTTCGTGGGCAAGTGGACTCCTCCGGGCCGTGGTCTTTGGATGATGGGAACTGAATTTGTTCATGCGCAGAAGAACTCTGCTGCTTTGCAAAACTGCTCTTTCCTTTCTACTGAAAGCATTTCTTCTCGCAGCGTACATGACGCAGTGTGGCCATTTGTTCGCCTTATGGAGATGTCAATGCTTGGCGTTGGCGTTGGGTTTGATACAAAGGGAGCGGGAAAGCTGGAGATCCATAAGCCTTTGGACGAAGTGAAGACTTTTATTATTCCAGATTCTCGCGAAGGATGGTACGAATCAGTATCAGTTCTTCTTGAGAGTTATTTCTTTGCTAGTAGAAATACAGTCGAATTTGACTACAGCGAAATTCGTCCTTCCGGAGAACCTATCAAGGGATTCGGCGGAGTCGCTGCTGGTCCGGGTCCTCTGATTGATCTTCATAAGACTTTGAAGCAGCAGTTTGAGGGCAGAGAGGGTCAGAAGATTACTTCGACTGACATTGTTGATATTCAGAATAAGATTGGCAAGTGTGTTGTTGCTGGCAATGTTCGTCGGTCAGCAGAGATTGCACTTGGCGAAATTGATGATCCCGAATTCCTTAACCTCAAAAACTGGGAAGTAAATCCTGAGCGCATGGGCGCTAATGGATGGGGCCATACTTCTAATAACTCTATCGTCGCAAATGTTGGCGATAACTTCGATGACATCGCAGATCGTATTGCTAACAATGGAGAGCCGGGCATTGTCTGGCTTGATCTTTGCAGAGAATACGGACGCCTCGTTGATCCAGCGAACAACAAAGATTGGCGTGCTGCTGGAACCAATCCATGCTCAGAGCAAACTCTTGAATCTGGAGAATGCTGCACTCTTGTTGAGAACTTTATTTCTCGCCACGATTCTCTTGAAGATTTTGGCAAGACGCTTAAGGTTTCATATCTTTACGCTAAGTCTGTAACACTTCTTCCGACTCATTGGCCTGAGACGAATGCCATTATGCAACGCAATCGCAGAATTGGATGTTCGGTATCTGGGTTGGCGCATTTTGCTGAAGTTAATGGGTGGACAGAACTTCGTACTTGGCTCAACTCTGGATATGAATATATTCAGCATCTTGATAACTCTTATTCAGAGTGGCTGGGATGTCGTCAGTCTATCAAGACAACCTCAGTGAAGCCTTCGGGAACAGTGTCTCTGCTCTTCGGAGTGACTCCCGGTGTTCATTGGCCTACTGCTGATGTCTATATCCGCCGTATGAGGCTTGCGTCTAATGATCCTCTTGTAGAGGCTCTCGCTGAAGCTGGTTACCATACTGAGCCTGATGTTATGGACCCAACGCACAGCGTAGTAGTTGAGCTTCCCACAAAGGGTCCTGATGTGAGAACTGAGCGGGAAGTTAGTATGTGGGAGAAGACTGCTCTCGCAATTCTTGCTCAACGCTATTGGGCAGATAATCAGGTTTCTGTGACGGTGACATTTAAGGAAGATGAGAAGGATCAAATTGGTCCTCTGCTCAGATCAATTGATGGTCAGTTGAAATCTGTGTCTATGCTTCCTATCCTTGAGGTCGGAGGAGCCTATGCTCAGATGCCGTATGAGCGCATCGATCTTGATACTTGGGGTAATTCAGTGTCTGGTATTAAGAAAGTGAAATGGAAGTCGCTTTATTCCGGTAAATCACTTGATGCTGAAGGCGAAAAGTTCTGCAGCAACGATACTTGCGAAATTTAATTTACGCTTTTTGATGAAAACCGCTCCTTTTGGGAGCGGTTTTTGTCATTTTTGAAGTATTTTGGATCTACTTATTGCTTATTAAGTCCATGTCTGTGATAATATTATCAAATGAGTAAAAAGCTTAAAAAAATAGACTTCGTTGTAGAAGATCTTCGGGGCGTTTGTCTCTGGGAGATGCCTGACGGCACTCTTATTGGCGACGGAGATGGGAGATTCTTATCACTTGAAGGTGATCTCAATTCTCCTATCATTGAATCGAAGATGAGAGATGCTGCTGTTGGATACGTTGGAATGCTCGCCTTAGATGGTGAGCCGATGTGGATTCCCGGTAGCAGAAAGATCACTGACAACGAAGCTGATGATCATACGGAAAGATTTATCGATGGCTATATTCCCGATCCAGTTGATTCGGTGAAGCAATTGGCCCGAAAAGGGATGATATGAGAAGGATTACTGCAGCTTTAGCTGAAGAGAATACCAGTACTATTGAGATCGATGATATTACTAGTTCGTACACCGCCGATTTTACTAGAAAAGTTGTTGAGGATAAAGACATCTTCAAGAAGAAGATTGATGTATCCAACCAGTCGAAGCGCGTAAAGAATAAATTTTACAAAATCAAGAAAAGATATCAAACAGGCGCTAGCGGAGCTGAGTCTGATTTCGTAGATCCAGAGGTTGTCAACGGGTATGGAATGTTCGATCTTGTCGAACCTCCATACAATCTTGAGGTGTTGGCTTCTTTGTTTGAAGAGAATGCTATCCATAATGCAACTATCTTGGCTAGAACAATGAATACTGTTGCCTTGGGATACGTCTGGGAAAACACGTCGAAGAGCAATAAAAGAATCGAAAGAGCCACTACCAAAGAGGGTGAATCACTCTCCAGACTTCGCGACGAGCTCCAGAAAGAAGAAGAGCGACTTGAATCTATCTTCGATGATCTTAATATTGACGAAGATTTCATCGAAACTCTTATAAAAGTTTGGATTGACTATTTAACCATTGGTAATGGTTATCTTGAAATTGGTAGAAATAGAAATGGAAGCATTGGTTATATTGGTCATATTCCAGGCGCATATGTAAGAGTTCGTAGAGCTAGAGATGGCTTTGTTCAAAAGGCTGGACTGAAGTTTACTTTCTTCAGAAACTTCCAAGATTTGGATACGCCAGATCAGATAAACGATGATAAGAATCCTAATGAAATAATTCACTTTAAGCAATACACTCCAACGAACACCTACTATGGTGTTCCATCCGCTGTATCAGCGATTAGCTCTATTGTCGGAGATAAGTTTGCTAAAGAATATAACATTGATTATTTTGAAAACAAGAGCATTCCCCGTTACGCAATTATCCTGAAAGGTGCCAATCTTTCTCAGAAGTCAAAGCAAGAAGTTGTTAATTATTTCAAGAATGAAATCAAGGGCAACAATCACGGAACTCTTTTCGTTCCGCTTCCCGCCACTCTTGGCCGGGATGTAGATATTAAGTTTGAAAAGCTTGAGAACAATGTTCAGGAAGCTTCTTTCGATAAGTATCGTAAGTCAAATAGAGATGAGATCACAGTTGCGAACAGAGTGCCAGCGCCGAAGATTGGTATTTATGATAATGCAAACTTAGCTGTCTCTAGAGATGCTGACAAGACTTTTAAGAATCAAGTTGTTGGACCTGATCAAAAAGTTATCGAGAAGAAGCTCAACAGAATTGTAAGAGAGTTCAGCGATAAGAAGCAACTTAAGTTTGCAGAAATCGATGTAATTGATGAGGATCTGCGTTCAAGAATTTGGGATCGTTATCTTCGTACAGAGGTTATTACGCCCAATGAGGTCAGAGGCAAGATCGGCATGACTGCCCTTGAATCTGGCGATGCCGTCCTTCCTTATCCAAGTAGGCTTACGAAGGAAAAGCAAGATTTCGAGATGGGCGTAGCAGAGCAGACTGGAGATCCAATGCCAGACAATGGCGGAGCTCCGGTTGGCAATACTAATGCTCAATCTGCAAGTCCGCCCAAGTCGGGCCAAGATAGTGCTGCTGGTGAATCATCACCTGCAGATCAAACAACAGGAAGGGCAGAGCGGGGAGCCAATCAAGACTCCAATCCGCCTGTATAAAGGAGAAGAAAATGCAATATGTAGCTTTTACAGCAGATAAATTAATTAGATCGATTCCATCTAAAATTAAAGGATTTTCAATTGGAGCATCAGCAGCTTCTGTAGTAAATATTTACGACGGAACAAGTAGCTCTGGGACAATTGTTTTCAATATTGAGATCCCCCAGAATGAGACTGCGATGTTTTCTAACGAAGGAATTCTTTGCAACACTGGAATATATGTCGATGTGGTATCAGGTTCTGTTAAGGGATCTGTCTTTGTGGAATAGGAGATAGAATGGCAGCACCAGCGAATTATCCATTATCAATTAGAATTGGCGATACTGAGACGGTATCTGTTACGCTTCAAGATGCCGATGGTGTTGCTATCAACATCACTGGAAGAACCTATTCAGCGCAGGTTAGAGAGAAGGCAAGTTCTGATTCTGCACTTGCTTCATTTACTTGTTCAGTAGTAAATGCTGCTCAAGGGAAGTTCGCTTGCACCTTGTCGTCAGCAACTACAACGGCTCTTTCGCCAGCAAATGCCGTATGGGATCTTCAGGAGAATAATGGAGGGGTGATCACAACTTTGATGGCGGGCGAAGCTGTGATCTCTAGAGATGTAACTAGATGAGCGATAACGTCACACTTAGGGTAGTTGAATCTCTTGTTCTTCGCCCTAGTGGTGACGGTGTTGTTCTTCAGAAAGTTGAGCCCGACACAGTTTTTTTGCAACAGAATATTGATGTTGCGATTTTGCGGGTTGATACTGATGATGTAATTATCAGACCTTCTGAAGAAGTTGTCCTTAAAAAAGATTCTGTTGACATTATTGCTTCAGGAGTTTCTGGTCCTATGGGGCCTCAAGGTGTTCAGGGGCCTCAAGGACCCGGTGGATTTGTTGGGTCCGATGGTGCTCAGGGGCCGCAAGGTCCTCAAGGACCTTTTGGTGGTCCACAGGGTACACAAGGTCCTCAAGGCCCGCAAGGCGCTCAGGGATCTCAAGGCCCGCAAGGATCGCAAGGTTCGACTGGTGTTCAAGGTGCAACTGGCGCTACCGGGGCGACTGGAGCACAAGGTTCTCAGGGGCCTCAAGGAACGCAAGGTCCGCAGGGTTCTCAGGGTGCTACTGGTTCAATTGGTCTGACTGGCGCTCAAGGAAGTCAAGGCCCGCAAGGAGCACAGGGATCTCAAGGACCTCAAGGAACTCAGGGTGCTACTGGTTCGCAAGGCGCTACTGGCTCTCAGGGCTCTACTGGTGTGACTGGAGCGCAAGGCGCTCAAGGTCCGCAAGGAGCAATTGGCGCTACAGGTATTCAAGGAAGTCAGGGTCCTCAAGGCGCTATTGGGGCGACGGGGGCTCAGGGCAATGAAGGCCCTCAGGGTGCTCAAGGACCAAAGGGCTCACAAGGTGCAACAGGTGCAACTGGGCCTCAAGGTTTTCAGGGTCCACAAGGAGATCAAGGTCCTCAGGGAGCACAATCAACTGTTCAGGGTCCACAAGGAACTCAAGGCCCTCAGGGGCCTCAAGGCGCACAAGGATCAACTGGTGCAGCCTCTACTGTAGCAGGCCCTCAAGGCCCACAAGGCTCTCAGGGAATTCAGGGCCCTCAAGGTCCTCAAGGTCCTCAGGGTGCAACTGGAGCTCAGGGGGCGACGGGAGCGCAAGGTTCAACTGGCGCTCAAGGTTCTCAAGGTCCACAGGGACCTCAAGGATCAACTGGTTCCCAAGGTGCTACTGGATCTCAAGGTGTCATAGGAGATCAAGGTCCTCAAGGTACACAGGGTCCTATTGGAGCAACTGGTCTTACTGGAGCGCAAGGTAGTCAAGGCCCTCAAGGCCCTCAAGGCCCTCAAGGCCCTCAAGGCAATCAAGGCCCTCAAGGTTCTACAGGAGCGGAATCCACTGTTCCCGGACCTCAAGGCGTTCAGGGGCCGCAAGGTTCTCAAGGATCTCAAGGGGCAACTGGCTCGCAAGGAACTCAGGGCCCTCAGGGAAGTGCTGGCGTTCAAGGGACTCAGGGACCTCAGGGTTCTCAAGGTGTCGCTGGATCGCAAGGTCCTCAAGGACCTGAGGGATCTCAGGGCAGTCAAGGATTTCAGGGCGCAAATGGTGCTCAAGGACCCGCTGGTCCTCAGGGATCTCAAGGTTCAACGGGATCACAAGGAAGTCAAGGTCCCCAAGGTCCTGCTGGCGTTCAAGGAACACAGGGTCCTGAAGGAGCGCAGGGTGCCAATGGTCCTCAGGGCGATCAGGGCCCTCAAGGTGTTGTTGGAGCGCAAGGATCTACTGGTGCCCAAGGTTCGCAAGGCCCACAAGGCTCTCAGGGTGCGACGGGCGCTCAAGGATCTCAAGGTCCTCAGGGGTCACAAGGCTCTGTTGGTCCACAGGGAGATCAAGGGCCTGTTGGTTCACAAGGAAGTCAAGGTCCTGCCGGAGTCCAAGGTTCGCAAGGCCCTCAAGGGCCACAAGGTGCTGTCGGCTCCACTGGCGCTCAAGGTGATCAAGGCCCGATTGGCCCTCAAGGTAATCAGGGGCCTCAGGGTAATGTTGGGGCACAAGGTTCTCAGGGGCCACAGGGCGCATCTGGATCTACTGGTGCTCAGGGAAGTCAGGGTCCTCAGGGGCCACAAGGTTCTCAGGGTTCCGTTGGTCCTCAAGGTAGTCAAGGTTCATCTGGAGAGCAAGGAGATCAAGGCCCACAAGGACCTGTTGGCTCACAAGGAAGTCAAGGTCCTTCCGGGCCTCAGGGTAGCCAAGGTCCTCAGGGCATTGGTGGTGATCAAGGTGTTCAAGGACCTCAAGGACCTAATGGTAGTCAAGGAGCTCAAGGTCCTCAAGGCCCGCAAGGCGCTACTGGCAATACTGGCCCTCAAGGTTTTCAAGGCCCGCAAGGCGCTACTGGCAATACTGGCCCT